CCGCTTAAAAACCTGATGCTGCGCCAGCGCATCACCGATCAGTACCTGCTGGACTTCTCCAGCCAGGTCAGCGCGTAAGGGGACACCATGGCTTTACCACGTAAGTTAAAACACCTGAACCTGTTCAACGACGGGAACAACTGGCAGGGGATCGTTGAGTCTTTGACCCTGCCGAAATTCACCCGCAAGTTTGAGAAGTATCGCGGCGGCGGTATGCCCGGCGCGGTGGATGTGGATATGGGGCTGGATGATGGCGCACTGGATACGGAGTTTTCCATTGGCGGCACTGAACTGCTGTTATTCAAGCAGATGGGCAAAACCACGGTTGACGGTATCCAGCTGCGCTTTACGGGTTCCATTCAGCGCGATGACACCGGTGAAGTGCAGGCCGTGGAGCTTGTCGTGCGCGGGCGTCATAAAGAACTGGATTCCGGCGAATGGAAAACCGGCGAGAGCAGCAGCACCAAAGTCAGCAGCACCAACAGCTACGCGAAGCTGACCATCAACGGTGAGGTGCTCTATGAGGTTGATCTGGTCAACATGATCGAAATCGTGGGTGGTGTGGATCTGCTGGAAGCGCACCGTAACGCCCTCGGCCTCTGATAAACCATAACGGCGCGGGCAGCCGCGCCAGTAACCTATTAACAGGAAATGAACATGAGCGACAAGCAGACTGAAAAGACCGTGCAACTGGATACGCCCATCAAACGCGGTAATACCGAAATCACTGAAATCACCCTGTGCAAGCCGCAATCCGGCGCGCTGCGTGGTACACGCCTGCAGGCCATTATGGATATGGACGTGGGCGCGATGATGACGGTGATCCCGCGTATCTCAACGCCGACGCTGACGGCGCAGGAAATGGCAGAGCTTGACCCCGCCGATCTCACTGCGCTTTCGGTTGAGGTGGTGACTTTTTTGTTGAAGAAGTCGGTGCTTGCCGGTTTACCGACAGCCTGACGGTTGACGATCTGGTGGCAGATATTGCCACCATTTTTCACTGGCCGCCGACGTTATGCCGCTGACCGAAGTGCTGGAGTGGCGGCATAAAGCGATTCAGAGAAGCGGGGCCAGCGATGAGTGACAATAACCTGCGCCTGCAGGTAATTCTTAATGCGGTTGACAAGCTCACCCGTCCATTCCGTTCTGCACAGGCCAGCTCAAAGGAGCTGGCAACTGCCATTCAACAGAGCCGCGCCAGGCTCAAAGAGTTAGACGCTCAGGCGGGCAAAATTGAGGGCTTCCGTAAATCCAGTGCGCAGCTGGCAGTCACCGGTAATAACCTCAAAGCCGCCCGCGAAGAAGCGGCCAGGCTTGCCACGCAGTTTACCAACACAAACCGCCCGACGGCGGCGCAGGCCCGCCTGCTTGAGCAGGCGAAAAACCGCGTTTCGGAACTGCAAACCAAATACAACGGTCTGCGCCAGTCGGTCCAGAAGCAACGCCTTGCGCTGAACGAGGCCGGGCTTGATACCCGCAAGCTCAGCAGCGCCCAGCGCGAGCTGCGCCAGAACGCCGACGAAACCCGGCAGGCGCTGGACCGTCAGCAGAAATCCCTTAAACGCCTCGGTGAGCAGCAGGCCAGGGTCAACGCCGTCAGGGAGCGATATTCCCGTAGTCTGGAGGTGCGGGATCGCATTGCCGGGGCCGGGGCCACAATCTCAGCGGCAGGGCTGGCAATGGGCGCACCGGTCGTGGCGGCGGTGAGAAGCTATGCCAGCATGGAAGACGCCATGAAAGGCGTGGCAAAGCAGGTCAACGGCCTGCGGGATGATAACGGCAACCGTACTAAGCAGTTTTATGACATGCAGGCCGCCATCAAGGCTGCCAGTGAACAGCTCCCTATGGAGAATGGCGCTATCGACTATGCCGCCCTGGTTGAAGGTGGCGCGCGCATGGGCGTGACTAATCAGGACGATCCATACGAAGACCAGAAGCGTGACCTGCTGGCCTTTGCCAGTACGGCGGCCAAAGCGGCCACCGCGTTTGAACTGCCCGCCGATGAACTGGCCGAGGGGCTGGGTAAAATCGCCAGCCTCTACAAGGTGCCGACCCGCAATATTGAGCAGCTGGGCGATGCGCTGAACTACCTGGACGATAACGCCATGTCTAAGGGTGCGGACATTATTGACGTGCTGCAGCGTATGGGTGGCGTAGCTGACCGCCTGGACTTTCGTAAGGCGGCTGCGCTTGGCTCCACATTCCTGTCATTAGGTGCAGCTCCAGAAATTGCCGCCAGTGCATCAAACGCCATGGTGCGCGAGCTGTCCATTGCCACCATGCAAAGTGACCGCTTTATGGATGGCATGGACATGCTGAAGCTCAAGCCCGGAGAGCTTGAAAAGCAGATGGCAAAGGATGCCATGGGCACCATTCTGCGGGTAATGGAGAAGGTGCAAAAGCTGCCGCAGGATAAACGCCTGTCCGCCATGACGATGCTTTTCGGCAAGGAGTTTGGTGACGATGCCGCGAAGCTGGCTAACAACCTGCCGGAACTGCGACGCCAGCTGCAGCTCACAGCCGGAAATAGTGCAAACGGCTCGATGCAGAAAGAGTCCGACATTAATAAGGATTCGCTTTCTGCGCAGTGGATGTTGGTAAAAGCGGGCGCACAGAATGCCTTCAGCAGCCTGGGCGAAACGCTGCGCAAGCCGCTGATGGAAATCATGGATACCGTCAAAACCGTTACCGGAGCACTACGCGGTTGGATTGAACAAAACCCGCAGCTGGCAGGCACGTTACTGAAAGTGGCAGCTGCAGCTGCAGCGATCACCGTTGCACTAGGCATGTTAGCCGTCGCGGTAGCTGCCGTCCTGGGACCGCTGGCGGTGATCCGCTTTGGCTTCTCCATGCTGGGTGTAAAAGCGTTCCCATCGCTGGCTGCTGCCGCCTCCCGAACCGGCAGCGTGCTGTCATGGCTGGCTGGTGCACCGCTTACTTTACTGCGCGGTGGAATAACAGCTGTCGGTGGTGTACTGCGTTTTCTCGTATCCGGCCCGCTGGCATTACTTCGGGTTGCGCTGTATGCCATTTCCGGCCTGCTGGGGGCATTGCTCAGTCCGATAGGGCTGGTTGTGGCTGCGTTCGCAGGGGTAGCAGTGGTTATCTGGAAATACTGGCAGCCCATCAGGGCATTTTTGGGTGGCGTGGTTGAGGGATTCAAAGCGGCTGCAGCACCAATCAGTGCCGCATTTGAGCCTCTGCGTCCCGTTTTTCAATGGATTGGCGATAAGGTGCAGGCATTGTGGGGATGGTTTTCTGATTTACTTGCGCCGGTTAAATCCACATCACAGGAACTTAGCAGTGCAGCTGCAATGGGGCGCAGGTTTGGAGAGGCGCTGGCAGAAGGTCTGAATATGGTGATGCACCCGCTGGAGTCGCTTAAGTCAGGTGTGTCATGGTTGCTGGAAAAACTCGGCATTGTCAGTAAAGAAGCTGCAAAAGCGAAATTACCTGAGCAGGTCACAAGGCAGCGGCCTGCCACGGTCAACAGTGACGGCAGAGTGGTGCTGCCGCCAGGTGGATTCCCGCCAATGGGGTTTGCTGGCATGTACGACAGTGGCGGCACGATACCACGCGGGCAGTTTGGCATTGCAGGTGAGAACGGCCCGGAAATTGTGAACGGTCCGGCATATGTGACCAGCAGGCGGCGCACTGCAGCGCTGGCTTCCGTGGTTGCCGTTGCTATGGGCGTGGCAGCTGCGCCTGCGGAGGCCGCGCCCCTGCATCCGTACAGTCTCCCGGCTGTGGCATACACACAAAGCCAGCCTGCAAAATCCGCCAGCGTGCCGCCAGTGATCCGTTACGAGATTAACGCGCCCATTCATATTACCGCCCAGCCCGGACAGAGCGCGCAGGATATTGCCCGCGAGGTGGCGCGGCAGCTTGATGAGCGCGAGCGCAGGGCCAGGGCTAAAGCACGCAGTAATTACAGTGATCAGGGGGGATATGATTCATGATGATGGTGCTGGGATTATACGTTTTCATGCTGCGTACCGTGCCTTATCAGGAGCTGCAGTATCAGCGCAGCTGGCGGCACGCAACGAACAGTCGGGTGAACCGCCGCCCGTCAACGCAGTTTCTTGGGCCTGACAATGACTCCCTGACGCTTTCCGGTGTGCTGCTGCCGGAGGTGACGGGCGGCAGGATGTCCCTGCTGGCGCTGGAGCAGATGGCGGAGCTGGGCAAGGCATGGCCTTTGATTGAGGGCAGCGGGACCATTTACGGCATGTTCGTGATCGAGAGTCTGAGCCAGACAAAAACGGAATTTTTTGAAAGCGGAATGCCGCGGCGCATAGAGTTTACGCTGACCCTGAAACGGGTTGATGAGTCGCTGTCTGATATGTTCGGCAGCCTGAGCGATCAGCTGAGCAACCTGCAGGACTCCGCAACGACTGCGATGGGGAATATCAAAAATACAGTGGGGGGATTATTGCAGTGAATTTTAATTCTGATCTCCTGAACCCGCACAGCAAAAGCCCGGCTTTCAGTATCGTCATTGAAGGTAAGGACGTGACCACGGTAATGAATGCACGGCTGATGAGTCTGACGCTCACCGATAACCGGGGTTTTGAGGCGGACCAGCTCGATCTGGAACTGGACGACGCTGACGGGCAGATTGTCCTGCCGCGACGCGGTGCGGTTATTCAGCTGGCGCTGGGGTGGAAGGGCCAGCCACTTTTCCCCAAAGGGACATTTACCGTTGATGAGATTGAGCACTGCGGTGCGCCGGATCGTCTGACCATACGCGCGCGTAGCGCCGATTTCCGCGAAACCCTGAATACCCGGCGTGAAAAGTCATGGCACCAGACCACCGTGGGGGAGGTGATAAAGGAAATCGCGGCCCGGCATAACCTGAAAATGGCCCTGGGCAAAGACCTGATCGATAAGCCGCTGGATCACCTGGACCAGACCAACGAAAGTGACGCCAGTTTTTTGATGAAGCTGGCCCGGCAGTATGGGGCCATCGCGTCAGTGAAAGACGGCAATCTGTTATTTATCCGCCAGGGGCAGGGCAGGACGTCGAGCGGTAAGCCGTTGCCGGTTATTACGATTGAGCGTAAGGCCGGTGACGGGCATCGTTTTACCCTAGCTGATCGTGGTGCTTATACCGGAGTGATAGCCAGCTGGCTGCATACCCGTGAACCGAAAAAGAAAGGAACCACGCAGGTGAAGCTCCGCCGCAAGAAAACCGCTACACCCAAAGAGCCGGAGGCAAAGCAGGGGGATTATCTGGTGGGAACGGATGAAAACGTGCTGGTCCTGAACCGGACCTATGCAAACCGCAGCAATGCGGAGCGTGCTGCCAAGATGCAATGGGAACGTCTGCAGCGTGGGGTTGCGTCCTTCTCCCTGCTGCTCGCAGAAGGCCGGGCCGATCTCTATACGGAAATGCCGGTAAAGGTCAGCGGCTTTAAACAGCCGATAGATGATGCGGAATGGACCATAACCACGCTGACCCACACTATCGGCCCTGAAAATGGCTTTGTTACCAGCCTTGAGCTTGAAGTGAAAATAAACAATCTCGAAATGGAATGATTGGTTCTCATTATTGAATAATAGTGTATCATTATTGCGATATCAGCAAAGGTGAGGGGGAAACTATAATGATGAACTGCCCATTGTGCGGACTGGCAGCACATACACGCAGCAGTTTTCAGGTGTCCAGCGAAACTAAGGAACGCTATAACCAGTGCACTAATATCGAGTGCGGACATACATTCGTAACGCATGAAACCTTTGTGCGTTCCGTTTGCCGCCCGGAGAAAATCAGTGCCGCTCCACCGCATCCCAAAGGGATGCAGCAACAGCTTTCTTACTGACCTGCAACCTGCGATTTTTTAATGATCCAAACTACTTTGGGATATGCTCTTCTGGCGTTCGGTTAATGTGCATTAGTGATAGCTGATGAACAATCTTTAAGTGTTGCTCACTCTTTAGGAATATCTCGACCCTGTTTAACAAGGTGCTTGATAGTAGCGTAGTCATAATACCCCGCTGCGACTTGTTTAGCATATTCGATACGCTGCAATGCAATGGCTTTTTCATACATTGCGCTCTTTACTGAAATCGCTAAGAAGTGGTCAAGTTCTGCTAATTCCTCAGCCGTCCTGTCAACAGCAAACAAATATCGACGTTCGTGATGCTCAATAGCGCCAACAAGAAACGCTGCGCGGTCTGCAATGTTATGTAACGGCTTATCACCTAATAGATTGTTACATTGTGGGCACGATGGAACGGTATGACGGCGATCGTAGTGCCTCACTCCACCTCTCCATGCAACTGAAACCACGTGGTCACGAACAATGCCTGAGCGATAATCACCGCAATAAATACATCGAGGTCGATCAGTATTATGCTGGTTTATGTTTAGTGTTGATGTCGAGGTTAACTCCTCGCGTACATATGGCACTGGTTTTTTGCGTTTAGCTCGACTAGCAATAACGGCCTTGATTGCTTCATCAGGCAAAGGCTCGTCTTCTATTATTTCTGTTCTTTTAGCTGGTTTTTTTTCAGCCTTAAGTAAAGAGCTGCTAGCAAGTGGGCTTAACTTCGTTACATTTTTTTTTGCTACGAAAAGCCTGCTCGATACTGAACTGCGGAAGCCTTCAGTTACTGGATTTTTGGCAATTGCTTGCTGCTCGGTGATGGTCAGATCAATGTTGGCTTGTGAAATTGGGGTGGCAATAAAAGCATAACCGCCAAGAATTTTATTTACAGTACAAGAAAATTTATCTTCATCATAGCGCCTGCGAAAGTATTCTAAAGCCTGCTCTCTAGTGGTGAAAGCCATCCGCTCCTCCCATTGCTCACGAAAGTAATTGATGAAATTTATGACCAGTCGAGCCTACCTCTACCATTGAACAATGTCTATTCGCCTTAATGATTTGAACTAGTGTAAAGGGAAGGAGCGAAGCTGAAGTATGTGTCGCCATTTTGCCGCCACGATCAAAAAAAAAAGGGCTACGCTTTTACGTAACCCTTTGTTTTATTTGGTGGAGCTGGCGGGAGTTGAACCCGCGTCCGAAATTCCTACATCCTCGGTACTACATGCTTAGTCTGTCTTTACATTCACCTGCCAGCTGCGAACAGACACGCCACTGACAAACTAGCCTGATTAGTTTTAACGCTTCAACCCCAGGCAGGGCATCCACGCGATCTCTTTTGGGTTTGACCTCTCTTGATCCCCGTCCTAAGAG